GTTTGAGCCGTAACCCGTTTGATGTGACCACGGAGTATCTTTGATGTCCTCTGGTCGCATGAATAAAAAGCTGTTCTTCCAGACCAAGACCGAGACCGCTGATGACGGTGGTGGTGTAGCTGTGACATATACCGATAGCTTTTCGACATTTGGCATGATCGAGCCGAGATCTGGCAAAGAGCGTGTCTTTGCTATGAGACTTGAGGGTGATGTGACGCATATCATTACTATGCGTTACAATCCTTCGCGGACAATATCTGTCGATGATCGAATCCAGTATCGTCCTGCAACAGGCACAAGGACATTCAACATAAAAAGTGTGTTGAACCCGGATGAGCGCAATAGGTACTATCGAATAGCTGTGGTTGAAGGCGAGGCCACCTGATGGCCAGAATCAGAACAGACATGAACAGGAACGCAAGAGAGGAAGAATATCTTCGTCGGCTTGATGGTAAGGTTATCCAAGCTGTCAGAAGGTCGGCAAATCTTGTGCGTAACGAGGCTGTTCAAAGCATCAACAGGCAAACATCATCTGGCAGGGTTTATGACAAGTACAACCCAAGGAGAACCCACACAGCGTCCATCGAAGGCAATCCACCAAACACAGACACAGGCAACCTTGTGAGAAACATTGCGCCCGAATTTGAGGATGGCGGAAGGACTGGGTTTGTTGTTTCAAAGGCTATATATTCAAAGTTCTTGGAATTTGGCACAAGGTATATGGCGGAGAGGCCATTTCTTCAGCCAGCCCTCGAAAAAGCGAAAGACCAGATCAACGCAATTTTTAGGCGATTGGTGAGGGGCGCATGAGCTTACATCTTTTTGATTTGCAGAATGGGCAATATTCACAGCATTAAACAATGGCAATCTGGTCGATGCGTCGGGATCAGCCATCAAGGGCGTGTTTGATCATGTTCCAGCCGATTCGCCGACACCCTTTGTAGCTGTCGGCTACACCACTCAGTCAAACATATCGACAAAGACAAGCGACTTGCATGACCACACGGCAACGATACATGTGTGGAGCGAGTATCGCGGCTTCAAAGAAGTCAAGAGTTTGATGGAACAAATCTATGCAATTCTTCACGACAATGATATAACAATAACTGGCGCAACGCTTATTAACTTAAAGCAAGAGTTCTCCGAGGTTTTTATGGAGAATGACGGCATCACCCGGCACGGTGTCATGAGATTCCGAGCCACCATAGCTGACTAAGGAGATTAAATCATGGCGGCACAAAAAGGCTCCGGCGTACTCATCAAAATTGGCGATGGTGCGCAATCGGAAGCATTCACAACAATTGGTGGGCTTCGCTCTACCACAATCACACTTAATGATGAAGCAGTAGATGTAACAACCATCGACAGCTTGGGTCATCGCCAGTTACTTGCTGGTGCTGGTGTCAACAGCGTTTCCATTTCTGGATCTGGCGTGTTCACTGATGCGGCGTCTGAAACAAGCCTGAAGGACGCATTCTTTGCCCAGCAAAACACAACCGACGGCTCAACCGGGCAGACAGCCGCGTTCAACAATTTCCAAGTGATTGTTCCCGACTTCGGAACATTCGAGGGGCCGTTTATGATCGCATCTTTGGAATATGCTGGCGAATATAACGGCGAGGCGACCTACTCTGTAACCTTTGAATCTGCTGGTTACATCAGCTTCACGGCGGCAGGATCATAATGTCTTGGGGAAATGTTGTTATTGATTTGATGGGCGACAGCTACGTCGCCTATCAACATATTGGCAGGCCGATGGAATTTGCTTTGCCTTATCGTGCAGGCATAATCCCCGGCAATGTATTTTCCGATGGTTTGAATGAATATGAGGTTCTTACTGCCGAAAACTGGGTCGGTCGCAATGAGATCATCCTTGTGACGGTTAAGGCCGTAGAAAAAAAGAAAGAAAGGAAGAAGGATGAACCCGAAGCGTGGTGAAGTAGAGCTTGAGTTTGATGGCAAGAAATACACCGGGCGTGTTACCTTGGATGTTGTCATGCGGATTGAAACGTCACTTGGTAAGTCAATCATTGAGCAGTTGCAAGACTTGCAGAATGCACAGACCAAGCTGACCGAGATGGTGGCCATCATCACCCCAGTCATTCGGGCTGGCGGTAATGATTTGAAGGATAAGGAAGTTGCCGATCTGATCTGGCGTGGCGGCATCACAAATTCAATGCGCATGTGCGCGGCGATTTTGGCCAAGGCCGTCAATCCATTTGAGGCCGAATCGGGAAACGAAGAAGAGGTGGAAAAGGATTAACCCTAATTCCTTGGGATGACTTCATCCAATTGGGTTTGGGTAAGATGGGGATGAGTTCGGAAGAATTTTGGAACTTAAGTTTTTATGAGTTCTACCGGGCCATTGAGGGTTTCGCAGAGTTCCACGGAGGAGGTAAACCACCGCCTCTATCTCGTGATGAACTTGAGGATTTGATGGAGAGGTATCCGGACTAATGGTGACTGAAGTTGATTCCCTGCGAGTCCGAATTGAGGCTGATCTAGGCGATATACGTCGGGAGCTTCGCAGCCTCAATAGACAAGTAGACAAAACTCAAAGCGGTATAAGCAAGTCCTTTGCAGCGATTGGAAGATCCGCGAAGGGCCTTGCTGTTGGTCTTGGCGCGGCGCTGGCCGTTCAGGGGACAAGATCGCTTGTCAACTTCCTGTCTGACGTTGAGGAAATGCAGGGTAAATCCTCTGTTGTGTTCGGTGAGTTTGTCACCGACGTCAGAAAACAGCTTCGGGAGTTTGGTTCTGAAGTAGGCAGAAGTGCCGTCGAACTTGAAGGTATGGCGGCGAGCATCCAAGACACATTCGTTCCTCTGGGGTTCGCCCGTGGCGAAGCCGCGAAGATGGCTGTCGAGGTGACAAAGCTTGCCACGGATGTTGGGTCTTTCAACAATGTCGCAGACGCTGAAGTCATGAGAGCGTTTCAATCGGCGATTGTGGGTAATCACGAAACCGTCAGGCAGTTTGGTGTCATCATTACGCAGGCCACCATCGAACAAGAATTGTTCCGCATGGGCATCAACAAGTCCGCCAAAGACGCCACCGAGCTTGAGAAGGTTCAAGCAAGGCTTAACCTGATTATAAGAGGCACAACAGACGCGCAAGGCGACGCGGCGAGAACGGCAAGCAGTTTTGCAAATCAGTCAAGGGGATTATCTTCTGATCTTGAAACGCTTGCACAAGAAGGCTTCCAGCCTCTACTTGATTTTGCCACGGATTCTGTTGTGGCCATCAGGGGTGTTGTTGATAGCCTCATTGAGCTTGCGCCTGAAATATCGGCTGTTCTTACGAACATAATCAATATATTCAACGAAGTTGCTGGCGGATTTAAGGCCGTAGCATCAGAGGTTATTGAGGCGGTGGGGAATATATTCAATGCCCTTCAAGATCTGAGGACAACCGAGGGGACATTTAAGGAGAGACTTACCGAAGGTGTAAAGGACAACCTTCCAGATTTAATTGATGAAGCTGAAGTTAAAATAAAGAGTCTTAACTCAACCATTAAGGACTTGAACAAAGAACTTCAGGAAACCACGGACGCCGATGAGATTATTCGTGTTGGCGAAGAGATTGTCGCATTGCAGAAAGAACGCAATCGCCTTCAATCTTTGGTGGACCGGGCGCGTCAAGAGACGGGGCCGCTTCAGGTCACGGTCAATGAGGGATTGGCAGGGCCTTTTCCGCGCAGAAGACCAGAGGATGCCCCAACCACAAGAACAAATCCATTGGACGACATCATACTCAAAACGAGAGATGCCAGAAAAGCAACCGATGACTTGAAAGCCTCACAAGAGTCCTTAGCGAAAGAAGCCGTTCGGATCAGAGAGGCCGAAGACCCTCTTCTTGCGCTGACGAACAGGCTAAAAGAAATAAGCATTTTGCAAAAGGACTTCCCTAATGATTTTGAGACCCTTCGCGAAGAGGCGTCCAAGGCTTACGCCGAAGCGACCAACGGGGCATCAGAATACAAAGAACAGATCGAAGAGCTAACAGACAGGATTTCGTCTGGGTTTAGCAGTGCGTTCACATCTATTATTGATGGATCAAAGTCTGCTGGGGAGGCATTCAAAGACTTTGCCAAGACTGTGATCGATTCGATCATCGAGATCGCCATCCAAGAGGCTATCGCCAAGCCACTTGGCGGTATGCTTGGTGGTTTCTTAGGAGACGCCCTTGGCTCTCTTGGGAACTCTTCAACACCGGGCATGAGTTCCGTACCCTTTACGGATTCCGCTGGGTTTGGTGTTGCGGCGACGGGCGGTTCAATAAATCCAAACAGGCCGTATATCGTCGGCGAACGTGGGCCAGAAATTGTGGTGCCAAAGTCTGCAAGCAGTGTTATTAACAGCAACAACACAAGATCCGCAATGTCTGGTGGTGGGCCTGCTGTGGTGGTGAATCAAAGCATCAACTTTGCCACGGGTGTTACCCAGACAGTTCGGGCAGAGGTCTCAACCTGCTGCCACAAATTAACGAGGCTGCAAAGGCGGCGGTGGCTGACTCCAAGCAACGTGGCGGCCGATTCTCTAAGCGTTTGCATAATGACCATAGCATTTCCAAGCATATCAATTCAGTCAATGGACATGCGCTTACGCCGCACAGTCTCTGTAAGCGAGTCACCATTCTCATACGCCCAACAAGTCTTTGTTCATCCCGGCGCAAGGTGGGAAGCTGAAGTAACTTTGCCTCCGCTTAAGCACGATCAGGCCAAGGCGTTCCAAGCATTTCTCATTAAGTTAAAGGGAAGTTCTGGGACATTCACCTTTGGCAACCCACTCCACAATGAAACATTCTCTGTTGAGGTCGAGACAAATGGCGATGTAAGAGATGAAACGCTGACTTGCTCTGGCGATGCGGTTCCTGCTGGCAACTACTTTCAAGCTGGCAACCATCTTTATATCATCACTGATGACTTCGCTGGCGCTACATCACCAGCCACAGCTACGCTTAACTTCCAGCCACCATTACGAGAGGTTGTTCTTGATGGCGTAACTTTGAACTTTACACTGCCAAAGACGACATGGAGAATGGCCAGCAATGACATCGGGTGGAGCATTGACCGAGCTGGCACTTACGCTTTCACATTTGCTTGTGTTGAGGCTTTATGACACGGACACTTTCATCTGAAATGCAAGCGGTAGCCACTGCCGAAGTGGTGCGTCCGTTTTATCTTTTGGACTTGGAGTTTGATTCTGCGAATCTCTATCTCTGGACAGGGCTTGGCGATCTTACTGTTGGAATCGTTACATATACAGGTGTTGGGAATCTTCTTGGCATCCAACCTATTGAAGAGAGTTCCGAGCTTTCTGCTAATGGTGCCAGCTTTTCGCTAAGTGGCGCTAATCAGGCTTTATTGGCTCTAGCCCGTGATGAGGATTATCAGGGTAGACCAGTCACCCTCAAGGTAGGTGCGTTTGATGAGAATGGTGATGTCATATCTGACCCTGTTATTATCTTCAGCGGCTTTATGGATGTCATGTCCATTGAGGATAGCGGAGAGACGGGAAGCATTAATCTTACGGCAGAGAATAAGTTGATTGCTTTTGAACGGGCGAACATCAGGCGTTACACCGACCAAGACCAACAATTATATCATCCCGGCGACAAGGGCTTCGAATTTGTCACGGGCATACAAGAGAAAGACCTTCTCTGGGGGCGCAAGGGATGAGCATAGTATTCCGTCGTGCATCTCTAGCAGAAATTAAAAAAGACATACCAGATCTTCTTCAGATGGAGTGGGAAGAGGCAGGGTTGGATTTTGGCTTTGGCATTGACCCAGACTGGAGGCAGTATGTGTTGATGGAAGACAATGGTTTCCTATACGTTTTCACGGCGCGTGACGAAGGTAAACTTGTCGGTTATATTGTGTTCTTGGCGACGCCGTCACTGCATCACCGTGGCCTTAAGAACGCTACCATGGATCTG